AATAATCTTAGTTGATTACCTGTAACTAATAATCCAAAGTTATTTGGTGTGATGTAACTCCTAGATGTAAGTTCCCCGTCTATCAATCCTTTGGCTATGCCGCCGTCATCGTCATATATGCTCATTATAATTTTTTGTACAACACCCAGTTTCTTGACTTTCACTGGTGGTGATAGCCATATGGGCATTGAGAACGTCAGTGTTGCAACATCTATCTCCGAATCTGCACCCACTGGTATGGTCCTCGAACTAAATGTTGTTCCTGTCAATTCAACGTAACTCAAACTGGTCCAATCAATGTAGTTGTCTGTTTTCTGTATCTCGAAGTCTGGATTAAAAAGATACAATATCTGTTCCATGATCTGTAGTTTCTGATCCGTGTTTGTTGTCCAAATGTCCGCCGATACTTCCATCCTGAATGGAGATGGCATCACTTTCTCAACAGTGTATCCTGCACCCATCTCGTTGGTGTAGTTGCCGTCTGAGTCGATGCCTCTTTCTCTCAAATGCTGTTTCTCTATGTGATAAGGATTCTGCATCCTGTCTCTGTCGTAGTTTAATTCCCTTACATACGCCGCTATCCTAGGTGCATACTGTAGTGCGTTCTCTGAGTTGTTCCTGATGATGTTTGCGACCTGTCTTGTTGGATCTCCGTACACCACAGGCACTGCCCTTAGTTGTACGGAACCGTCGGCACCCTTGCCCGTCTCCACGGAGAAGTTACTCAATATCCTAATGAATTGAGTGAGAAATTTCCTAACCTGTCCTTCGTAAAAATGTAGCATTCTTAATTGTCAGCCTTTGGTTTCAGAGCGTCTGTGAGTGATTGTCTCTGCTTCACTGTTAGTCCGTTGATCGTCGATTCAGTGGAATTGTTCACAAAACTAGTTTTGTAGTTTCCTCTAGAATCATTGTTCGTTGTAGTTATTCTAACACTATCTTCGATTTTCACCCATCTGGTTCCATCGTAACGGAATAACCTATTTGGCAAGTAGTCTGTCCTCAGGAAGTAATCACCTTTATCGACCTGTGTGGTCGGAAACGTTATACCAAAACCTGCAGGATTACCATTAGGTGCTACTCCATCTCCATCTAGGTAGAAACCATAATGTGAACTTGCAGGCGTGTCTATAGTGGCATTCACAGTCCTCGACTGACTCGCTCTTTGTTCTTCCGTGTTTACATTATCTGTCCTGATGTTTCCTCTTTCGTCTATGGGTGCAACATAATATTGTTTATAATTGAATCCCGCCTTTGGTGCATCTTGCTCGGCCTGTGCTACAATCTGATCGTTGATAGTTTTCTCCCTGTTGTATGTGCTCATGTAACTTGCCACCGATCCTGTCGTTGTTGCATCACCTAGTATGTCTTTGAACTCTTGAGAATCTACCAATGTCTTCATTTTCAATCTTAGTAGATGTGGCCACCAAGTCTGTGAAAATCCTTCCGCCGCCCTGTTCACATCCTCGACCACGTAATATCTTTTCAGTGCTATTGGCACGCTTTCGTCCAGTGAATAATCTTCTTTCATGTGTGGGAACTCTATGACATCACCACTCATGGGTTTCCTGCCGATCCTCTCAACGATGTCATTCAGATGCACGGTCAAGAACAATGTGTCGTTCTGTAAGAACATACCAAACTGTGATAGATTGAAATCAGCGTCCTGTACGTTGTATATCCCTCGCACTACATACACATCGTCGTCATATTTCCTATCCCTGTTCTCCAGGAACAATAGATCTTGTATGGTTCTTTCGTTTAGGCTGTCGCCTGAGTACTGCGGTTGCGTTGGCGATGCTTTTCCATCTTTCTGATCTTCTCCTTGGTTGTAAGGTCCTACGTATTTGTGTAGATGTAGATCTGTGCCACCTACTGTGAACATCTCTCGGATGTTGCGATCGAAGAACTTGTAGTCGTTGCCTTTTTCAGGCTTAAAAATGGATAATCTTGGCATATCATACATATTTATTGCACAGGCAATGACTATAAATATGAGTATGTCAGAACTACAAACAGGACAACAGGAAATTTTTGATTACGTCAAGAACAATCTCGGTGACGGGATGATTGACGTTGAATTAGACCCAAAACACTATCAAACGGCACTGGAAAGAGCAGTCAATAAGTTCAGACAACGATCTTCAAACGCTGTTGAAGAATCATATGCTTTCCTAGAATTAAAGAAGAATCAGAACACCTACATATTGCCAGATGAGATCATCAACGTGAGAAATCTCAACAGGAGGACCGTGGGATCAAGGACTGAAGGCGGTGAGGGTGGAACATTATTCGAACCATTCAACCTGGCCTACACAAACACATATCTTTTAAGAGCAGGAGCAACAGGCGGATTGGCCACTTACTACGCTTTCGCATCGTACCAAGAACTTGTTGGCAAGATGTTTGGTAGTTTCATACAGTTCCATTTTGACGTGGCGACTAAAAAATTGACTATCACTCAAAGACCAAGGGCAGACGATGAGACTGTACTGATGCACACAGACAACTACAGACCTGACATCACACTGTTCAAGGACATCTACTCAAAACCATGGATCAGAGATTACACTCTCGCAGTGTCTAAAATAATGTTAGGTGAAGCCAGAGGCAAATTCAACACCATCGCGGGTCCACAAGGTGGCACGACACTAAACGGTGATGCCTTGAAGCAAGAGGGTCAAGCGGAAATTGACAGACTAGAAGCAGACATAGGAAATTTCCAAGAAGGCGGCACACCACACAGTTTTGTTATTGGTTAATTGACCAAGATCTCCATTTAAATACCCTGCAATGAAAAAATCCAATTACAAGAAATACTCTGATCTATCTATCGAAGAACTGGAAAAGTTGGTAGAGGATTTGGAAACAATGAGCATAAAGGCGTTGAAAGAACGCAAGAAGACCTTGAGATCATCAATATTGAGATCCGTGAGAAAAGCAATCAAAGAGATTGAAAAACGTCTAAAAAAATAGTATAATAAACCTTATGCTAATAGGTGTAGTAGGTTTAATCGGTTCGGGCAAAGGCACTGTGTCAGACAGGCTAGTCGAGAAACACGGATATCAAAAAGACAGTTTCGCGAAGAGTCTCAAGGATGCCGTGGCATCGATGTTCAATTGGGACAGGTCGCTGTTGGAAGGCGACACCGACGCCAGCAGGCAATGGAGAGAACAACCAGATGCATACTGGAGTGAGAAATTCGGCAAGCCGACAACACCGAGATGGGTGTTGCAGTACTTCGGCACGGAGGTCATGCGTGGGCAGATGTACGACGGAATCTGGGTGGACAGTTGCATAGGCAGATACAAAGGACAAGACACCGTGATAGCAGACACGAGATTTCCCAATGAAGTCAAACAGATCAGAGAACGTGGCGGCAAGATTATACTCGTAAAAAGGGGTCAGGATCCCGACTGGTTTGTTGATTACACCGAGGGCAACATTGAACCCAAAGGCATACACAGTTCAGAATATGCGTGGGCCAAAGAAGAGTTTGATTTCACTATTGAGAACAACGGTACAAAAGAAGAATTATATGCAAAGATCGACGACTTAATCGTCAGCAACAAGATCACCAACACGCCATCCCAATCTACGGGTGCTTCCCAGCCTCTGGCAATTGGCGCAAACAGTTTTTAAATTATTAGCAGAAGTATTCCTCAGATCACCGTCCACGAACAGCACATCCAGTTGTGCTTTGTGCTGTGCTTTGAACCCACACAACTCACATTTCTTGTGTTTCTTGTATCCAGATCTTTGTAAGGCTGTCACACCACCAACTCGCTTGCCGGCCTTCTTCCTGATACAGGTGTCACACCGACTACGCCAATAGACACGGCCATATCGCCTGTAGGCATAGGCCCTTGGTTTGGTCTTACACTCCGTACACAACGGTCTGTCCTTGTACTGCATGTTTGTATTTACGTCACCTATATAGGCACCACGAAAACGGTAAATTCTGTCGTAAAAACCATACGATTGAATAAATAACTCTAGTATATACGTAACTTGCAAGGAGAATACGAAAAATGGCATTAACATCACCAGGAGTAGAAGTTTCAGTAATAAACGAAAGTTTCTACGTACCATCAGATGCGGGTACAACACCACTATTCATAGTAGCATCATCACAGGACAAGACTAATGGCGCAGGAGACGGTACGGCTGTAGGAACAACTACTGCTAACGCCAACACTGCTTACTTGATCTCGTCACAGAGAGAATTAACAGAGACTTTTGGAGATCCAAAATTCTACACAGACGCTTCAGGAAATAGCCTAAACGGTTATGAGTTGAACGAATATGGCTTACAGGCGGCATACTCATTCTTAGGAGTTGCCAACAGAGCATTCGTACTAAGAGCGAACGTGAACACATCAGAATTAGTTGGAAGTGCTACGGCACCGACAGCGGCACCAACAGATGGCACATACTGGTTTGACCTTGCATCAAGCAGTTACGGGTTATTTGAGTGGTCAAAAACTAATCAATCATTCACAACAATTACTCCAACACTTATCACTTCAACAAGTGACCTAGTTGGCGGTGTTTCAACTGGTGCACCAAAAACTTCAATAGGTGTAATTGGTGATTACGCAATCAACACAACACATGTTACAAACAAGATCTACAAGAAGACAGCAAGTAACACTTGGGTACAGGTTGGATCACAAGCATGGTCAACATCTTTACCTGTAGTGTCAGTTGCTTCAGGAACTACAGTAACGAGTGGTCACACAATGATCATGAACGGTGTAACAGTCACAACAAGTGGTACAACACTTTCAAACGTTGCGGCAGTGATCGGATCAAACGTGACTAACGTCACAGCAAGTGTGAACAGCACAACAGGTAACCTAGAAATATTCCACAACGGTAAAGCACTAGGTGACTCAACAGGTGGTGCGGGCACTATCAGATTTGAAGAAGGAAATGGAACGCTTTTAGCAGACCTAGGAATAACAGCAGGTGTTGCCAATGGTCCTAAATTCCTACAAGACAAACACACTAACAGACCTACTTGGAAGACGGCAGATGAAAACAGACCCAACGGTTCGGTTTGGTTCAAGACAACTTCTGCAAACTCAGGTGCGGCATTAGTAACAAAACTTTACAGTTCATCAAGTGCTAGTTTCTCTCAAGTTGCTAGTCCACTTTATGCTAATCACCACTCTGCGATCTACAACCTAGACGCGGCGAACGGCGGAACTGCATTGAGCACAGGCACAGTGTACGCACAGTACAACGTGACTGAGGAGTCGATGACGGCAGGCGATGCCGCAGATGCAACTCCTAATGTTGGTGACTTCCAACTGTTTAGATACGAGGGCGGTGCAACTACAATCACAAGTAATAGCACTTCACCAAGTTTCACAAGTTCAGAGAAATTTAAAATTGCTGAATCTGTTAAAAACCAGGAAGCATTAAACACAGCAGTAGAGATCACATTAGGTGGTACTGGTGCTGATGACTTTATTGCGGCAGTAAATGGTGCAGGTTTAACAAACGTGAGTGCAAGTAAATTAAGTACAGGTGAGATAGTGATGACACACAAACTAGGCGGAGAGTTCAGAATGTTTGACACGTTAGGAACACCGTTAGCAGATGCAGGTTTCAGTGCAACAACGGCGCACAGTTATGGAACGTACACAGCCAACAGTGCAACTTTGATCGACAACTTGTATGACCTACCAACAGGTGAGAGCCTTGACTCAAGTGCTAACACAGGTATCATGGCAAGTAACTGGAAGAGACTAAGTTACACTGCTTCAACAAGTGCTCCAACTAATGAGCCAGCAGACGGTACATTATGGTACCACACTGCGACAGACGAAGCAGACATCATGGCACACAATGGTACAACTTGGGTTGGTTACGCAACAGCATACGCAACAACAGATCCAAATGGTCCACAGTTCAGTGCAACAGCACCGACTACACAGTCAGATGGTACTGCACTTGTAACTAACGACTTATGGATTGACACAAGTGACCTTGAGAACTATCCAAAACTTTACAAGTACAACACATCAGCAACAATAAGTTCTACGAACACGGCGAACCAAGTGGCAGTGACCACTTCAGGTGCGGCATGGGAACTAGTTGACAAAGCAGACCAAACCACAGAAGACGGTATTGTGTTCGCTGATGCTAGATATCACACAGCGGCGGACAAGGCAGATTCATTGTCAACAGGCGGTGCAGGATCACCAAGTTCAATCAAAGACTTATTGAGCGATGGCTTCCTAGATCCAGATGCTCCAAACCCAGACAACTTCCCACAAGGTATCATGTTATGGAACACAAGAAGATCTGGTTACAATGTAAAAGAATACAAAAACAGTTACATCACAACTACGAAATATCCAGGTAGCGGATCTGCTGGTTTAGGTAACATCAGAGCAAGTAATGAGTCGGTAGCGACTTATTATCCAGACAGATGGGTTACTAAATCAAGCAACAACGCTGACGGTTCTGGAAGTTTCGGAAGAAAAGCACAGAGAAAGGTGATCGTTGAACAACTTAAATCAGAGATCGACACTAACCAAGCAATCAGAGAAGACCAAAGAGGTTTCAATGTTATTGCTACACCTGGTTACCCAGAGTTGATCCAAAACATGATAAACTTGAACACAGATAGAAACAACACAGCGTTTGTGGTTGGTGACACACCTATGAGATTAGCAGGTACGTCAACAGCAATACAGAACTACGCAAACAACACTGCCGGTGCATTAGACAACGGTGAAGACGGTCTTGTAAGTGCAAGTGATTACTTGGGTGTGTTTTATCCATCTGGTCAAACAACAGACAACACAGGTAAATCAATCGTTGTTCCACCATCACACATGATGTTGAGGACACTAGCAAACAATGACAACATCGCTTTCCCATGGTTCGCACCATCAGGAACGAGAAGAGGTGTCGTTGACAATGCCACATCGGTTGGATACATTGACACAGCGTCTGGAGAGTTCCAAGCAATATCTGTAACAGAGTCAGTGAGGGATTCGATGCACGAAGTTAAGATCAATCCAATCACTTTCTTCGCAGGAGCGGGCATTGTGAACTTTGGTAACTTGACAAAAACAAGTGCAAGTTCGGCCTTAGACAGAATAAACGTTTCAAGATTAGCAGTGTATCTAAGATCACAATTAGATGCTGTTGCTAAACCATTCATTTTCGAACCAAACGATGAATTGACGAGGAACGAGATCAAGGGTGCAGTAGAATCATTCTTGTTAGAACTTGTTGGTCAGAGAGCATTATTTGACTTCCTAGTAGTTTGTGATGACACAAACAACACACCTACAAGGATAGACAGGAACGAACTGTATGTAGACATCGCAATTGAGCCAATCAAATCAGTTGAGTTCATTTACATACCGTTGAGAATCAAAAACACAGGAGAAATTGCAAAGTTAGGGAACTAATTTTGAATAAATAGGAGAAACAGATGGCAATATCAACTTTATCAAAATTTACAGTACCACTAGCAAACGATCAGAGTTCTGCATCACAAGGCTTATTGATGCCAAAACTACAGTATCGTTTCAGAGCGATCCTGGAGAATTTTGGAGTATCAACACCAAGATCAGAACTTACAAAACAGGTTATTGACATAACAAGACCTAACTTGACTTTTGACAACGTGACACTAGATGTTTACAACTCGAAAGTATACGTTGCGGGTAAACACACTTGGGATCCGATCACAATCACATTGAGAGATGACGTTAACAACTCTGTGACTAAATTGGTTGGTGAGCAGATCCAGAAACAGTTCGACTTCTTTGAACAATCAAGTGCGGCATCTGGTATTGACTACAAATTCACAACTAGAATTGAAATGCTTGACGGTGGTAACGGTCAAAGTGCACCAAATGTGTTAGAAACATTTGAATTGTACGGTGCATATGTTGAGAACGTTAACTACAACTCACTTGCATACGCAACTTCAGACCCAGCGACTATCACAATGTCAGTTAGATACGACAACGCGATCCAGACCCCAACAGGAACAGGAATTGGAACAGCGGTGGCTAGAACGATCGGTACTCTAAGTACAGGTGGTGGACAGTAATACAAAAAATTAAGTAAGCAATTATAACATCAAAAGCGTCTTTATAGGCGCTTTTTTTGTGGCCATAAATACGAGTATGCCAAGCATCAACAACTTCTTAAAAGGTTTCCAGGACGGATTACCGGGTATGAAAGACTACCAACACGCATCGAGATTGTACATAGACGACAATTTCAAGTTGATGCCCAAACAGAAATTCCTTTTCCACGTGGTGTTCAACACCGACGAGTCATTGTTCGAGGGTGGAGCGAAATTGAACTCGGACGAGAGGCTCCAACTGAACATGTTGGTCAAGCAGTGTGACCTTCCCAAGTACAACATGAGCTATGAGGAAAAGACACAGTACAACAAGAAGATGTACAGCGCCACGAGGATAGCGTACGAGCCCGTGAACATAACGTTCCACGATGACCACGCAGACACAGTCAACGCATTCTGGAAGAAATACTACGAGTACAACATAGCAGACTCAGTCAACATGAACAACGACCTCACTATCTCAAACACCAAGGACGATTACTACAACTATGGGAACAAGGCAAGACCAACTACAAAGTTTGGTATGGACACACCTAGACAGAGAAGTAAACCATACCTCAAGGGCATAGAGATTTTCGTGCTACACAAAAAACGTTTCACATCAATGACCCTTGTCAATCCCGTGATTGGTTCATTCTCTCACGACAACCTAGACCAAGCGGATGGTACGGGTGTGATGAGCAACGCCATGCAGATACTATACGAGACAGTGATCTATAAGTCGGGCATAATAAACAGGAACAATGTGCCTGGTTTCGCCACAGTCAACTATGACAATTCTCCCAGTCCACTGACTATACTGGGTGGAGGAACCAACAGCATATTTGGTCCGGGAGGCGTAGTGGACGGTGTGGGATCCGTGATCAGGAACGTGCAATCAGGAAACATCTTGGGTGCGATACTGTCAGCATCTAACACCTACAACAATGCCAAGAAGATCAAGAAGTCAGACGTCAAAGAAGAATTAAAAGGCATAGCCAAGGAGGGTGTGTTAGCGGTTGGCAAGCAGGCGGGATCAATAACCAATCCTGTGTCACAGTTCTCAGTGGGTGCGGCGGTGGTGGGATTGACTGCGTTGGCATCTGCAAGGGGGACCGCAGATAATAAAGACCAAGCCAACAACACAGTGATAACCAACCAAACGGTAGACACGGTAAATTTCCTGGGAGCGGATGAATCATTCAATCTAGTTTCGAACGATGAGAATGTGCGAGATGAGATAGCGGCCGCACTATACTTCAGAGACATAGGTTCACGTAAAGGACTTACGATAGCACAGTCCAACATCGAGTACGAGGCATCATCAACAAACACAAAGAGCATCTACACCAGCAAGGCAATCACAGATGTCAGGAAACTGGTCACAGAAGGATATATAAAAATTGAAAGACAGTCGCAGGACGTTGAAGTGGCAACAGAGAAGGCAACATTATAATGACAGAATTCTACACAAATCTACCACCCAAGGACAAAGAAGATCTACAGAAGACCGTGGACAAACTCACCACGAACACATATGAGACTGACTACCAGTTCAACGTTGGCGAGTATGACAGCACCATAGCGTTCTTCGTTAAAAGGAATTTCTCAAGGACGGCGGCGGAGTCAACGGCATACGCCATACTTTCTCAGGCCAAGATAGACAACATCAAACCACAACAAATATTAGATCAGTTGACTTATGCCACACCGGCATTACTGTCCGAACTGATGACCATAGTACTAAACGCCAACAGATACAAATCAAGCAGGTTGGGTGTGAGAAAGACACTGGCCGCAAAAGAGACAGTATCTAGAAACATCATAGACTAATGTTACCGAGATTTGCTAGGGGCAAGTTCTCTCCCAAGAATCAAGAGAAGTACGTGGGCACAAAGACACCGACTTATAGATCTAGTTGGGAACATTCCTTCATGAGGTTGTGTGATGAACATCCAAATGTTTACCAGTGGGCCAGTGAATCGATCAAGATACCTTACAGGCATCCTTTCACGGGCAAGTACACAGTGTACGTACCAGACTTCTTCATAGTGTACCAGGACAAACAAGGCAAGAAACATGCGGAGATGGTGGAAGTAAAACCCATGAGCCAGACCTCCATGGAGGCCGCAGGCAAGAGCATGGCCAAGAAGAAACAGGTCGTGATCAACATGGCCAAGTGGGAGGCCGCAAATGCATACGCCAAGCAGAGGAAAATAAGATTCAGGGTGGTGTCAGAAGAACAGTTGTTCCACAACGGCAAACGTAAGTAAATAAAACGATGACAAAGAAATTAGAAGACATCCTTAATTTACCAAATGTCAAAGATGCATTCAAAGAGGTAGACAAAAAGGAAAAAGACAAGAAGATCAAAGAGGCCAACGGACAACACGCTTCCGCTAAAAACCTAGATCCTCAGACACAGAAGAATCTCCAGAAAAGTTATGCGGAGTTCGACAAGGTAGCGGCCGCACTGCCACAAGTCAAAGGATTAGGAGAATTGAGTGATCTCGAACTGGACAAACTGGCCATAGAAGCGGAAGAAAGTTACAAGAATCTCATGGATCTCGGCATGAATGTTGACTCCAGATATTCAGGACGTATATTTGAGGTTGCGGGCAACTTTCTTAGAAACGCCATAGACGCCAAAAGCGGCAAAATCGACAAGAAACTCAAAATGATAGAATTACAACTTAAAAAGCAGAAGTTAGATCAAGGCAACAAAGACGGTGCTCCCATAGAAGAAAGCGATGGATTTGTGATATCAGATCGTAACGAATTAATGAAGAAACTACTCAAAAAAGACTAAATATTGCATATGAGCACGTTTAAGGACTATCTTACAGAATCAACTAAGTCATATGACTATAAAATTAAGATCGCAGGTGAGCCTAAAGACATCGATAAGAATGCTTTAGAAACAGCACTGCAAAAATTCGATCTTGCTAGTATGTCAGCAGGCAAAAGTACACCAATAATGACGTTGCCTTTAGACTTCCCAAGGTTAAGCAACGAATCTGTGACTATCTTTGATGTTACTACAAATTACCCAGAGTCACCAAGAGTGATGCACGAATACCTTTCAGACATTTTAAGGATTCCAGCAACACATATTGTGGTCAAGAAACCAGGTGAACCATCTGAGGAATACCAAGACGAGATGCAGGTTGCTAAAAATTCAGAATACAAAAATAAATTATTAGATCTCGAGATGACAGATGCTCCAAAAGTGAACGCAGAAGAATTCCATTCAACGAAAGCAAACATGGGTCTATTGAAAGAATTATTGAAAGACAGAGAAAGCAAATACGAAGTTGAAAAAGGTCCAGACAACAAAGTTCAAGACACACAGAGCAACGAAGAAGAATCAAAACCTTCACCTATCAAGGCCGCACACGATGGGGCAGTGAAAGGTAACCCACACCCAGCAGGAGCAAAATAATTATGGAAATGATCGACGTATTAACAAAATTAAAAGAAATAGCAGAATCAAAACCTGAGTTGGTGAAAGACGCAGTGGAGAACGTTGAGAAGACAAATCCAAAAGCAGTCACAGAGGGTGGAATGAAAGACTACCTACACGACGAGGCAGAGAAACTTTCAAAAGAAGAATTTGTTAAAAAACATGGTGAGAGCCTGGCAGAATTTTGGCATTCCGTTAACGGTTATGACGAAGCCACTGAAGGCAAAATGATGAAGAAGGAAACTGTTAAAGAAGCGATCCAGATTTCAACAGACACTCCACAGGAGGCATCAATGATGATGCAGATCCTGAAACTAGCAGGTGTGCAACCAGTTGACGCAAAGATGATTGGTGCAGACGAACCAGAACACGACCACAGCGACGACGATGCGGCAGGTTCAATGGACATGGCCAGGATGAGAGACATTATCAAGAATCCAGAAGACGAACAAAAAGAAGAAACGTTCGCAAACGAACCTGAAGAGAAAGTTCAAGACATTGACAGTCTAGTGAACAAACACTCAGGTGGATTGAACAGACAAAAGAAAACTCATCCAAGAGTTTCTCCTGCTGACAACCCAATGGCGGCTGAAGACAAGATCACTGAAGAAGAGTTGGCTAACAGTCTTAGAACGCAGTACGAAAGTTTCAAAACAGCATATCAAGAAGCGGCGAAACCTGACTTCTTAGACATGGACAAAGATGGCGACAAGAAAGAACCAATGAAAAAGGCCATCAAAGACAAAGAAGCAAAGTAATACTTTTCAAAGCAACATCACAGCGTTAAATACTTTACTATGGCGTATGTATCACTAGATAGCGACCAAATTAAGTAATTGTATGAAACTATGCACGGAACCATGGACCAGTGTGACCATAGACATAAATGGTGATATCAAGCCATGTATATGTCCTGATTGGAATGACGTTGGAACCATAGGTAACCTACTTCGTGCCGATCTAACTGACATTTATCGATCTGATAAATTAGAAGCATTCAAATCAAAAATACTAGAAGAAGATTATTCTATGTGTACAAATGTGTGCCCTTATAAAGATCATATTTCGGACAAAGATGCTTCAGTGGTCGATGGTCAGAAATCCCCAAGTAAAATTCTTCTTTCAATAGACCAAAACTGTAATCTCTCATGTGCAAGTTGTAGGACACACAATATCTTTTCAACAAAGATCAATTCTAACGCATCAATAATCTTGAATAAAATCTATAACTTCTATCAGGATCAGGACAAAGCAGTCGAAATACAATTAGACGGTGCAGGCGACTTGTTTGCGTCAAAGGCCTACCAAATTTTCCTACAAAAAAAGTTCCACCGGAATTTTAAATTCCACATAATAACTAACGGGAACTTACTCACAAAACAAAAATCAATTATTGAGAATATCAAAGAAAATATTACATCTATTGATGTAAGCCTAGATGCCGCCACCGCTGACACCTACAAGAAAACAAGAGGCGGTGTGTTCGAGTTAGTCAAGAAAGGTATAGAAATGTGTGTGTCACAGGGAATAAAGGTAAACCTAAGTTTTGTGGTTCAATCTAAGAATTACAAGGAGATGAAAAGTTGTTGGGAACTAGGTTTAAAATTAAGATGCCATTCAATAATGTTCCATATGGTAAGAAGATGGTGGCATATCGATGACACTTGGTGGCGCGAAAATTCAATTGAACATTTACCTAAAAAAGCAAGACAGGAGTTGTTTCAACAATTATCTTTCTTGAAAAACACAAAAAAAACAGTAACAGAGCACAATATTCCTGCTTACATGACCGGAGACCTATATAATTTTAAACCTTAAATACTTTACTATGGCATATGTATCATTAGACAGCGATCAAATCAAGAAGGCGCACAAGAAACACAAATACAGCAAGACACAAGTGGAACAACTCGAGAAGTGCATGGACACAAAGACCGGGCCGTTGTACTTTATGAAGCAATTCATGAAGATACAGCATCCTGTCAAAGGATCGATACCGTTTGAACCTTTCCCCTATCAGGAAAGACTCATTGAAAGTTACAATGACCACAGATTCTCTATAGCCATGTTGCCTAGGCAAACTGGTAAAACAACCTGTGCCTCTGGCTTCCTCATATGGTACGCCATGTTCAGACCAGATTCACAGATACTAATCGCGGCCCACAAATACGCAGGAGCATCTGACATCATGTCAAGGGTGCGTTACGCATATGAGATGTTGCCCAGTTGGATCAAAGCAGGTGTGACACAGTACAACAGGAACAGTATTGAATTTGACAATGGCTCAAAGATAATGGCCACTACAACAACTGAGAACACAGGAAGGGGTATGTCACTTACACTTATCTATTGTGATGAGTTTGCGTTCGTGCAACCACCAGAGAAGGCCAAGGAGTTTTGGACATCACTGTCTCCAACATTGAGTACAGGTGGTAAGTGTATGATCACATCAACACCCAACTCAGATGAAGATCAGTTCGCGATGATCTGGAAAGAAGCAAACAAAAGATTCGACGAATATGGCAATGATAAACTAGTAGGTACTAACGGATTCTACGCCATGAAGGCACACTGGTCAGAGCATCCTGACAGGGACCAGGTATGGGCAGATGCAGAAAAGGCCAGGATTGGTGAGGAGAGATTCAGGAGGGAACACGAATGTGAATTCTTGATCTTTGACGAAACTTTGATATCAAGCATAACGCTCGCAGACATGGAGGGTGTGGCACCCGTGGAGACCACGGGACAAGTGCGTTGGTTCAAACGTCCAACACCGGGACATACATATCTCGTGTCGTTAGATCCCAGCATGGGAACAGGTGGTGACTACGCGGCCATACAGATTTTTGAACTGCCAACATTCGAACAGGTTGGCGAATGGCACCATAACATGACACCAATGAACCAGCAGGTACGTATCTTGCAAGGCATCAATAAACACATACATGACACCATAATGGAAAAAGATGCTACCGCAAGTCCACAGATTTTTTACAGCATGGAAAACAATTCCATTGGTGAAGCCGCACTGATGCGGGTGATGGACATAGGTGAGGAAAACATAATGGGTATGTTCCTGTCAGAACCTATCAGGAAAGGACACAGACGTAAATTCAGGAGAGGCTTCAACACAACAGCCAAACACAAGATAGATGCCTGTACCAAATTCAAAGAGCTAATAGAGAACGACAAGATGAAGATTAACTCACAACTATTGATATCAGAATTGAAGGATTTCGTAGCATCAGGTATGAGCTACAGTGCAAAACCCGGACAGCACGACGACCTAGTGAGTTCGTGTTTGTTAATGACACGTATGATGAAGGTGTTGGCTGATTTTGACCCTAAAATATTCGAGAAATGGACTGACAGGACTAGTGAGATTACACCAATGCCCATATTTGGATCATTCACAGGATAATAAATACACTATATGAACCCTAAGAACTCCGAAGATCTATTCAACAAAATAAGATCACAGTTCTCAAACATCAGACTTGGTGATGAGAACGGTGCCGCTACAGCCGATCCAAGCAGTGCTGTTTTCTTTGAGTTTGAATTCCAGGAAGATGCAGACACTTTTGGTTCAGTAAGCATCAGCCTTGCAGACGGTGAGAACATGAAAGTGTACTACAACAGAGATCTAGTGAACAAGATTGATGAGGACAGCAAGGACGAATGGTATGCGTTCCTTAAGGAGTTGAAAGACTTCGCAGTAGAGCATCAACTGAGATTTGACGTGAGAGACATCACTAAAAACAACCTAACGAAGCAGGATTATGAAAATCTTGCAGATACGAACAAAACGGTAAATACTGATGAAATGTCAGAAGAACTAGCAAGAATCACAAAATTAGCAGGAGTAACAGAAGGCCTAACAGGCACTGCGAAACGTTCGTACGAGAATCTAGACAAAACAAAATTAATAATCAGACACAAAGGCAAGGTCGACGAGACTGTGCCGGGTGCGAGATCAAGACAGATACAATCACTATACATCGAAAACGAAGACGGTGAGAGATTCAAGTATCCACTGACACACCTAGCAGGTGCTAGAGCAATGATGAGACACGTTGCGAACGGTGGAAGACCACATGACGAGTTTGGACAACACATCGTAGCAACTTCAGAAGACATCGCTAAACTGAATTCATTCTCAAGATACGTTACCAACAAAGACCAATTAAATGACAACGCAGGTGACATCATTGAGCAGACTAAATTGAAACTAGAGAACCTAAGAGGTTACATGAAGAATCTTTCTAATCAATCACACTACGAGAACGCAAGTAAAGATTTCAAAACATCAGAAGAGCAAATACTAGATGATGAAACTGTTAACAAATTAAGAGAGAAGTTCACTATGAAAAACTTAGACAACAGAGTTGAAGACGCACTACCACTTATCAACAGAATCATGAGTGAACTAGAAGCACCCAAAGAAGAAGAACAAGTGAACGAATTAGAGCCAGATGCTGAACCAATTGACGCACCTGTACAAGCGCCAGTGGATCACGGAGCAGTAGTGCAAAGTTTCCTTAATGATCCAGACAGCAAACTAGTATTGAGAAAAGATGATTCGGCAGACAAGATGCTGAAGGTCACAAAATTCACAAACAAGAACACTATGTTGAGTTCTATACTGTCAGACATAGCAAGTAGACTGTTGACTAAATCAGGTGAGGAAGACAGAGTGGCAAACTTCGCTTCAAGGGTTGCAGATGAGATGGAACAGGAGAATTCAGCAACATTCAAACCAACACCAGACTACATCAAGAACAAGAAGATCGCAGTGCAGTTGGCAAAGAGATACATCGACGACTACAAGAAGATGCAGAAAGATCCAGAATTTGAAAAAGAAGTTAGAATGGAACCAGGAGCGTTCGCACCCAAGAAAGACCTAAAAGGCAAAGCCAAAGAAACGGAAGCGTTCGAAGGTTGGGTTGACTCAATGATCGATGAAGGCGGAATAAAGCCTTATGTATCAATGAGCAGAGGCGAAGATGACGGCAAGATGATGTACAACGTCTTAGACAGGAATGAGAAAACAATCTTCAGATCCATAGACCAAGAAGAGGCACAAGATTTCTTAAGAAAGAACTATGACAAATTGAAGTCTGGTGAGATGGAAGTTGCGTCAGGCGGCGTCGACACCGTGGACCTAGACGAATACGCAAAGACAGATTTCGAGAGCTATCTAGCAAAGAAAGGCAAGAACATAAAAGACCTTAAAGCGGACGAATACACTGCAATGGTACAACAGTACAAAGCAGACAAAGAAAGAAAAGAGAAAATGCAGAAGGCCGGGATCTTGAAAAAAGAAGGCATGGGCGAAAAGATAGCGGACATGGCACAGAGCATGAGCAAACAAGAATTCATGAGCAAAGCAGACGAACTAGGATTAAGTCAAGAAGAGGCCGCTGAACACTACGAAAAGATGCAGGGCGGTGCACACGCTGGCAAGTTCGAAGGCAATCAATTTGCACAGGCTGTACAGAAGGCCAAGGCCGCAGGTATGAAAGCAGGCGATAAGTTCAAAGTAGGTGATGAAGAATACACCTTAAAAGATGCAATCGAACTTGCTGGACTACAACTAGAAGAATTCTATTCAGAAGAAGAGATCGCATACGATAACCAGATAGATCGTATCAAAAATCTAGCACATTACCAATAATACTACTAGACATTAGATAAATATAGTTGTATATTACGTACTATATGTCTAATATACATTTAGGCAACAACAAACATAGGCACAATTAAGGAGGCTTACATTATGGCATCATTGGCTGAAATAAGAGCGAAGTTAAAATCTCAAGAAGTGAATCGCTCCACTTCCAACACAGGCGGAGACAACGCCATCTACCCACACTGGAATATATCAGAAGGTTCTGAAGCAGTAGTTAGATTCTTACCGGACAGGGACGAAACCAACACTTTCTTCTGGACTGAGAGAAACATGATCAAGTTACCATTCGCAGGTATCAAAGGTCAGACCGATTCAAGACCAGTGACAGTGCAAGTACCGTGCATGGAAATGTATGGGAAAACTTGTCCAGTACTCACAGAGGTGAGACCGTGGTTCAAAGACAAGAGCATGGAAGACATGGGCAGAAAATACTGGAAAAAGAAAAGTTACATTTTCCAGGGTTTTGTCACAACGAATCCACTAGCAGAAGACTCAACACCTGAGAATCCAATCAGAAGATTCATCATTGGACCTCAGATCTTCAACATAATCAGAGGGGCACTGATGGATCCAGA